TTTAAGTTATCAAATGCTGGATTCAATACAAACTTAACGTTAGCTAAGAATGGAATAGTAAAGCTTGTGTAAGCAAAACCATAATCTAAATCCATACCAGAACCTTTAACAGCTCCAATATCAGTTGCATTTTGTACTAAACCTGAACCATACACTTCATCAGCAATTGCTTTGTTGATTAGTTGCATACCACCAATACCTGTTTGTACAACAAGTGATCTTTGTGGGTCTGGCCCTTTAAATTCAACTTTACCTTGGTAGAAGTTATAAAGTTCAGACTTAAACATGTCAAGAGTAAATGATGACTTGTTATATACTCTTTTGAAAGAGTTATCTAACTGTGACCATAAACCTACAGATAATCTAATATCATCCGGTCCGTCTTGCTTAATTCTACCACCTTTACCCCACATTAGGTAAGTTTCAATATCCGTAGCAATTTTAGATAAATGTGCTGCTTCCATATTTGTAATGAAAGTTCTTGTAAGAGTTCCGTTTTCAAACGCTTCTCTTGCACCTGCTTTACCCATGTTAGCTACTAGTCCTTCAATACTAGGTACTGATGGATTGTTTGGATCATTGTCAAAGTTTCTCCAAATCTCAGTTACTGGTACAGTACCATCAGCATTCAAACCACCTTTGATCATAAGATCAGCACGGCTTGAAATAGAATAGTGTACGTGTGCTTCTGCTCCTCCTACAAAGTTGTAGAATTCACGGAATCCAGATCCTGTTTCAATGTCAGAAAATCTTTCACCATATTCACCTCTTGCAGAACCTTTTCTAAAGAATTTTGTTCCTTTAGCTAGATACTTATTATCTAAGACTGCTGCATTGTTGTTGTTAACTAATTGAACAGTGTAAACATATCCATCACCTGCAGGGATAATATCATCTGCTGTAATGTAAAGTTCAAGTCCATTATACTTATCATAAGTAATAATGTCACCATGTCCAAAAGTTCTTTTGTTGATCTTGATCTTAAATAGAGTTCCATCTACACCTTTAGCATCATTTGCTGGTTCAATGTCTGCCACTATGTAAGGAAGATCTTGTGCAATAGGAGTTTGCCACTTGTACTCACCTCTAGCATTATCCACCATGATTGTATTCTTTCCACCAAAAGAAGCCATTTGATATAAAGGCATTTCTACCTTTTGGGTCATTGCCCATAAATCAATTGGTCCCATATCCATAGGCTCGGAGTTACCAAGCATTTGGGTAAGGTGATAAGAATCAACATGAGAACTAGCTTTGTAGCTTGTATCACGTAGGAAAATCCCATTATTTAAAACTGGAGTTGCCATAATTTTGATTGTTTTTGATTAATAATTATTGTTTATATATTTAATACTTGATTAAATTCTTTTAAAAATGTTGTTAGCTCTTGGTATTTTTCTTTTAGCAGTTCTTTTAGCAGTTGGTTCTTTATCCTTAACTCCTAAAGATGTAGACCCTCCACTATTAGATTGTTCTGTTTTAAGTTTTCTTACCGTTTTCTCTATAGTTTTTTGAGCACCCTTATCCATTATTTTTGCTTTGTATCCTTCTGGATCTTGTAGCAACCATAATGCTTCAGATATCAAACCATAGTTTGGCTCAACAAATTGATACTTTTCAAGGAGATGTCCAAGTAAGTTAGTATTCTTACCACTAACTGATGGATAAGCGGGTTGTACCAAACCATTATAAAGCATAGCTTGTGTCTTCTTATCTATCTTAACATCATTTATAGAACCCCCTTTCAAAGTCTCATATACGTTTTTCATATATTGCTGTGATGCTTGTTCTTGTTGTTTCTTTTTAAGCTCTTGTTCTTCTAGCTTTCTTGCAACAACCTTTTCTTGCATCTTATCTAATTTTGGTTTAAACTTCATTGCTTGTTGTTCAAGCTTACCTAAGTCTTTCCAAATTTCTATTTCCTCAGCAATTTCTTCAGTAGTACCATATCCTGTTGCAGATAAATACTCTGTGATAATTCTTTCTTGATCATTTGACTTCTTAACATCTAATGATCTATTTTCTTCTACTTGTGATAACGTAGCAAACATTCCTTTTAAATCTTGACCACCATCTGCTACATAACGTGCAGCAATTTGTAATTCTTGTGGTAAGCTTTCAAAAAACTTTTTAGGAGTTTCTCTTCTTACTTCATTAGCTTTTTCTTCTAAGTTAGCTTGAATTAATTCTTCCCAGTCTTTAGCAGAATAATCTTCTAATTCTTTGTCATCATCAAAAGGAACAATCTTATCTTCTTTAATAAGCTTACTAAATACATCACTTATTCCAGAAATCTTTTTCCTTCCTCTTTTTTCTATTTTCTCTTCTTCAGAGTCTTCTTCATCAATACTGCTGATTACATCATCAATATTAACTTCTTCTTTAACTTCCTCAGCTTTTACTTCTGGTTCAGCTACTTCTTTTTCTGTGCTAGATTCTTCTTTAGAATCAGCTTTTACATTTAAATCATCTTTGTCATCTACATCTGGATCAGCAAAAGACATGTCTGTTTTTGACCCTGTACCTGAAAAAATGTTCTTGTTTGGTTTTTCTTCCTGTGGCAAAGTAACATCAGCTGCACTAGGTGCTGCATCAAAGATCTCATCTAAGTTTATGTCTAATGTTTCTACTTTACTATTCACAGATTCAGTTTTAGTACTCATAATATTTGTTGGTTTTAATATTAGTAATCTCTATACATATATAATATAAGAATAATCTTTCTAATTAAACTTATATAATTTGAAATAAATTAAAAGTTTTTAGCAGTATATAGCTAACACTTATTTTTTATCTTTATTTTCTTTGGATTTAGGAGCATCATACTTGTTTTTATTTTCTCTAGCTATGTCCAATTTTGTCTGTGCAATCTCTTTCTGAGCATTTATTTTTTGTCTTTCAACATCTAATCTACTATTCTCCATAGTCATCTTAGTAGTGTTTTTCTCTCTCTCCATGCTAAGTTGTTGATTGTATCTTGTAGACTCTTTAATTTCTTCCATAGCATCCTGATAATCAGACTGTTTGTTTTCATTAATGTCTACCATTGAACCGTATCCAGCAGATTTTATTTCAGCTAACAGTATATTGTTTTGTCTGTCTTTCTCATTTTCATCTATTTCAACTTGAAGTTTCATTTGTTCTTCTTGTTGCTTAGCTTGAATTTGTTGCTGTTGCATTTGCTGTTGTTGTTGCATATCTTGCTGACGTTGCATTTGTTGTCTGTTTTCAGAATCTTTTAAGATATCTGTTACTTCAGCAATTGAATCTGCTTTTACAATGTTACCTAATTCAAAGATACTTGCACCTGTAGTATTATTTGTAAGAGCCATCTGCTTAAGATTTTCTAGAATAGCTCTGTGATTTGTTTTTGTTGTAGCAAAAATATTAAAATCTCTTAGTAATAAATCTGTACCATTAATTGTAAAATTAACCTTTTCTGCTTCAGAAGATATATATGATAGTCTAACACTTGGGTTAGTACTATAGTAGTATTGTGCTAAATCAGTTCTCATCTGATGTACTCTTGGCATCAACTGGTCTGAATGCTGTACAAAATACATCTCTGTTTGAGCGTAAGACTGTTGCATAGCTTGTACTACCCCTGTTGCCGTTTGAGCTGATACAGCCCCTCCTAGACGTTGTGGATTAACCCCTATTGCATCAAAGCATTGTTGCTTAAAATAATTAGCAAGTTGAATTCTAGACATTAATCTACTAGTCTGCTCCATGTTTAGAGTTTGATAGTGATTAAAGTTAGTAGCATTCTCAGTATTAGTAATAGATGTATCAAGAGGTAACATTTGAAAATCTTTCATTGCTACCCATGCTTTTGAATAATTATTTTTTCCCCAATCCTCACCCATTGAGTGACGTGGTAAAGCATTTTGATCAAACATAATTACTGTTCCTAATTCATCTATTAGAATGTCAGCAATTTGGTTATTAACCATATTGTATCCAACTTGATATGCTTTCATTAAATCTACCAATGAAGTAGATCTAGTATTTCTATCAGAAAATACTCTCCCTTCTACAGGAAGTTTACATCCATAAAGTGTATTGTTACCTTTAAATTGAAAAGGTAATCTTCCAGGTTTAGTTCTATTAATACCTACATATATTGGGTTTATATTATCTCCCATTGTAGATCTCCACATTGCTGGTAAGTTTGGTCCTACTTTAACACCACCCCATACTTCATTGATCCATATCCAATCTATATGTTCTCCTTGTAATAAATTTTCTTTTGTTCTGTTCTTAAATATAGAGGTATCATATACAGCTTTTTCTGTAATTTTAAAAGTCTCATCAATGATCTCTTGAGTTACACTACCATTTAATTCTATCTTAGTTAAATGACCAACTCTCCTCTGCGTCTTCCAATAAATTGTAGATACTCTCATTAAGTTACCTTCATCTAAAGGTGTCATGTCTTCTGAGTTATCTAATATCTCACTTAAAATATCACCACCTACTCCAGGATTATTCCAATAGTTACTTGTATATTGTCTATACGCTAAACCTGGCATATTAGTATTCCACTCATGTGATCTAGTTGCATCATAGTATGCACCATCATTTTGATAGCCATTTACTTGATACTGTGCAGATCTTGCAGGATATATTTTTTGTAAAGATTTTAATTGCTTCTCATCCATTAAATAACCGTATCTGTCAATAACATCTGACACAGTCATTAAGTCCATCTTACCTACATAGTTAGAATCAGAAATGTATCTCTGATCTGGAGATTTTTGATAGAAAGTTAAAACTGGATTCCATAGCTCTACATCATAATCATCTTCCAACATTCTAAAATGCCAAAATTCTCTATCTGATATAAGCATATCACGGAAGCCTCTTTCTTCAAGTTCTTGCATATGAAATCTTTCTTCATCTACTGCAAGTTGGTGTGATGCCCATTCTTCAACCATACTTCTATAATCCTTAGAAAAGAAGTCTTCTATTTCTGGTAAAGATTTTAATCCCTCTGGTGATAATTGTTGTTGTGCTTCTTCAGATCCTGGGTCCATACCCATCTCAATCATTTTCATTACTAGATTTGCCTCAGCCTCTGCTAATAATGATTCTTCAATCTGTAATCTTTTTTGCTCTAACATCTCATTATAAGATGTATCATCAACAGCTCTAAATTGCACTTTAGAATATCTCTTTGCAAATTCACCTGTCAATACATTAATTACATTAGGTATGATAGGATAAAATTTTAATTCAAGTGCTGAATCATTCTCAGCTGTAAGAGTATCCATTAAGTCTTTGTAGTCATTATCTGGTTCAACTATGTAATCAGATTTATCTATAACTCCTTTTGCTAACTTATAATTCTTTAATAATCTTCTTGAATTAATACGTAAAAATTCTATACCTTGTAACTCTAACCAATCTAGATTCCAAGCCGCCCAATCATCAGTCTTTTTTGAGTAAGGTAAAAACTGTGTTGGTTGTGTTAAGCTAGAAAATGTTGGCCCGCTTTCAGCTTTGGCCCCATTTTTCATTTGCATTGCATTTAATACTCTCATCTAGATTATTTTTGGCTATTTAATATTTTTAAAACCAGACCTTCTTATTTTCTGACCACCTAATGTTCTCCTACGGCCTATATTTTTAAACGCACTGGTATACTTTAATTTACTTATTTTTTCTGAATTTACCAAAGAATCACCTTCTGATTCACGCCTTTTGGCATAACCTCTATTAGATTGTTGTATTTTGACAAAAGCAACCAACGCTCCAAACGTAACTAACCTATCCACGTTAAGACCTGGATAATATGCTAACATTTCTTTTATAAGCATTGGATCTGGTATTCTTTCAACACCTAATGTTTGTGACATAACATTACCTTCATCATCTAATTTTTCATCTATTGCTTCTCTTATAAATTCTATAGCATAAGAAATTAAATGGCTCTTAAATAACGTTCCTGTATTTTTCCAACCGTATTCTTGATATACTGTTCTGTTAGATCCTAAATCTTTTAAGAAAAGTATTTGTTGCTTTGGCACTAAATATCTTTGTTTTTTTCTTGCTATCATATGTTGAATAAATAATGATATATTATTCTCAACAATAGTCCAAGCATTATACCACTCTATAATTAATTCAAGTCTTTCATGTGTTTTATTAATATCATCAAACCTTCCACACCAAGCAGCTACTATCTTATCTCCTTCTACAAATACCTCAGTATCACCTGATACGGTTGTTCTAGTTACCTCAGTAGCATTTTTATATATGAATATACTACACAAAGAATCAGATGTAGTTGTTTTACCTTCTGATACAGGGTCAATAGAACCATAGTATTGGCCAAATTCCGGACGTTTACTAGCAGGTCTTTCCCACACTACTATAGTTCCAGTTTTATCTGTCATTTTTTTATTTACGGGGAATTCAGTAATTGGTGCCTTGTTAGTTCTTTTAGCCACTATACCTTCTTGATCTCTATCTAATTCAATTAGCTCATATGCATATTCTTTTTCTTCTATCTTTTTCATTTGTTTAGATAAAATACCTTGTGGAAATACAGAAGCTTTTCTATATGCAAATGCTTCTGCTATGTTTAAAGGTTTCTGAGATATTCTTAATTGATATTGTTCAGGTCCTAATTCTGCTTTCCATCTTTCTCTTTCTCTTACAATAGCCTCTATAGCTTCCTCAATTTGTGAATTACCCCAGCTATCAATGTATGGTGGCATTGACCATTGCTCAGGAATAAATAATCCAGCCATTCCTATAGTGCCTTCTGCATCTATAAGGTTAGTTTCTACTGCATATATATCATTGGCAGTAGGATTCATTATCATTTCTTTTAATGGGTTACATTGTTCTAAATCACCCACAGATCCTGCAGCAATAAACATACCTGTTGTCATCATACCTGAAGACATTGCAGGACGCAAGTACTCATACGTTTGCATCATCTTAGGGGCAATACCTGCTTCCTCATGAAAGAAATAAGTAGTAGGTCCACCTACACCAGATGTAGCATTCTTTTCAAATGATGCACCTTGTATCTTTGACTTTAATCCTCTAGATGTTTTTCTATTACCTACTTTAACTTCTATTTGCTGTTGCCATAAAAGAACTTTCTCAGGATTACTTGGCCTATACCAAGCTGTATGTTCATTAAGAAAAGTTTTATATTCATCTAAAAACTTCCAAGAACCTTTATCATTTATATAATCTTTTAATGATGCACCAATCTTACATGTACTACCTTCTTCAAACCAATAGGTATTTATAATCTTTCCCATATGAAAATATGAAGAAGCTATCTGACGTTTTTTAAGTATAGCTGAATGCTGATTGTTTAACTCTGCAAGTATTTCATACAATGCCATGTGATATTGTGCATCACGTACTTTGGCAAACCCATATTTTTTTTCTTCTTTATCAAAGATTGGTAAAAAATTTAACCACATATAATAGTCTCTGGTAAGATACCAAATCTTATTATTATTTTTATATATTACCCCTTCTCTACATTTATTTTTTTGGTCATCCCAGTATGCCATAAAATCCTTTGATCTAAAAGGAGAACTACAATACAAACCTTCTTTATTAAATCTCCTTGCTTCAGCATTAAATATTAAACTTGTTTCATCAAATTCATACTTGCCAGGTTCTTTAAATATCTCAAAAATAAACTCATGAAAATCTTCATCATTAGAAAATTCTGTAGATGTCCAATTATCATTTTCATATGTAGGTATAATCCTACTCATCTCTTATGATGGCATATACATCACCAAACTGTAACAACAAATGCTCTTCACCATTATGAGGCATTGGTGTTGGCATAGCATGATCTGCATAATGCACTACATCTCCTATTTGTATTTCTTCTACTTGATCTCCTTTACCTACAACAACCCCTTGAAATGTCTTTTTCTGAGCCATTTCTGGTAAATATAATCCTGATGCTGTCTTAGTCTCAGGTTTAATTTCTTTAATTAACAGTTTTTTTCCAACTGGTATAATTACTTTGTTTTTCATTTAATTAAATTTTATTGATTTATAATTGATCATATGCCAATCCTGCACCACCACGCACAGAACTCTCTTGTTCTTGTTGCATGTCTGTATATGCACCTTTGTATGATTGTCTAATTTGTTCAAACTTTGCAGCAGCATTTATCATAGAGTTCATATTACCGTCTCTACCATGCTCAATAGGGGTTACCTCCATATACTGTGCTAATCTGTCTAACATGGCTTTAATGCCTACGTATGCCCTATATGTAGGAGTTTCATACATCTTCTTGCACATATCTAATGCATATCTTATTTTACCATCTTCAGGAGATTCTTCTAATCCTATTTCTTCTATTATAATATCTTCCTTCTCATGTTCAGGCAAATTAAAAAACGGATTTAAATCAGGGTTAGGGCAAGACATATAAAAAATATATTGATATACCTGCATATTAGTATCAGGATATTCCGTCATTATATTTTTTAAAAATGGTAATGAGTAACAATGTTCTGTTAATACTAATTTACTATTCTGTATATCAAATAATTTTACTATCATGCTTTTTTAGGTTTAGTTATTTCTTTCTTTAATTGATCATATGCCACTACAAGTATAATTGGTTTGCTTTGTCCAAACAATAATACTTCAGTATGTGTATTTTGAAACTTATCTGTTGCTACATGAAAGTATTCTTTAAACCATACTACTTTATCTAGATCTATACATATTTTTGTTTCTTCAAATCTAAAGTCTGTAGGTACTTTTGACTTTAATGATTGTATTTCTACTGCTGCTATATATTCTTTCATTATTGATTATCTTTTAGCCACATTATTAAAGATCTAACTTCATCTTTTAAATATGGTAATTCATACATTTTTATTGTATCTAATACTGGTTCACCATCAACATGTTCATTGATTGGATATCCATTTTTATCCTCACCTACTTGTTTAAACTTAACATGTTGTATAATTAGTTTTCCAATCTTTAATTTAGGGTTATGCTTCTTAATAATATACGCATAAATACTCAATTGTAAGTTATAATGATTAAGGTTACAATCATCTAAATGATTTACAGGCCTAAACATTTTATTAGTTATTCCTTCCCAATTAGTGAATCCTTTATCTTTAATTTCTTTATTTGTTTTGTAATCAGTTATGTTTATATAACCATTTACAACTTCCACTAAATCAGCTTGACCACAAATAGCAGCAGACTTAAGATATACTAAATGTTCTGGATATACTCCTTCTTCTAATTTCTGCTCTGGTGCAATTTTTACTCCAGAGGTATCTACCAATGGTTTTATAATAGGCACTTCTGTTCCATACTTTTGAATTGTTTCAAACTCAAGTATATCTGCTTCTCTTTGATTATGATAAAAATTACCTAGCTTGATTGCTCTATCTGTCTCCCCATCCCATGCAGCTATTATTTCTTTGGGTGTCATACCATACCATTTTGATCTTTTGTTCTTAGATGATTTAACTGCCTGACCATCTCTGTCAAACTTGGGTTTAAATTTTCCAACTAAAGAAGTAACACTTAACCAATCTATTTTATCTTGATCAATGCTTTCATATACGTGTCCTTCTTCTTTAAATAATATTGCCATTAGTCTGTAATATTAGTAGTCCACATATTCCCATAAGGCATAGGTGTATGCACTTCCTGTTCAGGTACATGAACGTTATAGATTATTGTTTTAGCAGGCTCCAACAATGTTATTGCTTCTTCTGCAGTTATTTGTTCTTCAGCTAGTAGTTCACCTACTATTTGAGCTTTAGTTAGTTTGTCCATTTTCAATTTGTTTATTAATTAATTCTTCTTGCTCTTCTGATGTTATTGCATGCCATTTTCCCTTTGGACAATCAGAAGATAATGATCTTACTTTAAATGCTAAACTACACCCACAATCTGAACAACAAGGTTGTGTTCCAGGTGCCATACATTTATCACCTCCTGCGTCAAATAAAATACAATTTAAACATGTCTGGAATCTTTTATCAGCTATTGCTTCAATATGCTCTTTCTTAAATATATTGTTTTTAATACCTTCTGCAATTTTATCTGCATTTTTAAAAACATCTAAATACTTTTTCCAGTTAGCCATTTTTTTTAAAATTTTCTTTTTTTAGCATATCATCATGGATTTGTTTCATTGCACTTTCCATCTGCTCAATATTGGTTTTTATATCCTCACTTTTTGCATAACCATTGTAAGTTCTTTTAGCAATATTACCTAATAGACTTTTATTCTTTTTTATTGCCTTGTTTAACTTAGATTTTCTTAACTCAAATGTTCCTAATCCCTCTACATAAACTCTTGGGAAACTTAAATCAGAAAGTTTTCTTCTTAACTTTGCATAATAAAAAGTTATAAAATCTTCTACTACTTGAGGATGTACTTCAACTTCCTCAGCTATATTCTTTCTAAACTCCTTGTGTGACTTGGGATGCATTGCCTAAAATTTTATAATCAAGTAATACTAATCCTTCTGTCTGAATATTAATAGCTGGTTTAATGGTAATTGTTTTTTTATTATTCCCTTTTTTACTAAGCAAACCTTTTCTTTCTGCCTTTGTTATTGCATTTCTAGCAGACTGAGGACTCTTAAAAATATTCATATTAACTAATGTTAAACAAAACTTAGTTAATTCAATACTTGGAGTTTTAGATAGTTCACATAAAAACTTTAAATCAGAATTAGTTACTAATATATCATTAAAGAAACAATAAGTAAGTATCTGATACTTTATTGATTCATCAATATTAACTTTTAATTTTAAATCTACTTTTTTTACTATTGCCATTTTATAAACTCATTATCATATCAACCATATCTGGATGTGGATATATATCTGACTTACCTGTTCTCACATTACCGTGAGTTAATAAACCTCTTACCTTTCCATAATATGCATCCTCTTGAAAATCAAAACCTTTAGATGGACCATATTTCTTGATATATTGTTTTAAACCTAATCTTATATCTACACCATCTCTTTCACCTACCCACTTGATCCACTTTTCTGTGGCTTTGATTTGTTCTTCTGTGTAGTTATGCCAGTGTAGTTTATCCTTAAAATGTTCAGGTAGCTCACATACTTGTTCTTCCTGACATACTGAACCTACATATGTTTTCATTGTTTTACTATCTAAGTATCCCATGTTACATATTTCAATTCCTACTGAATGCCTGTTCATATATCCTGATCCAGTCTTACCTAAATGAAATCCTTGTGCTCCTGTAGGAAATGCTTGTACCATGACACCATTATATTCATCATTACCATTCCTGTGATTGATACCTCCTAATACAAATTCAGTTGCAATGCGTCCCCTGCTATCTCTTCCCCAGTGATCAATGCATCTATAAGGATTAGCATTACCTGCAGTATGATGTAAAAAGATATAATGATTACTAACGGGTCCTTCTACATATTCCCCTTTAGGTAAATAATGCTTATGTATAATTTGATCATAAGGTGTCTCAAACATTTGACCTTGTGTATCAGTATCTTCATCTATTGCTATGGTTAACGCACTTGGTAACTGTAATAAAAGAGTCCATGTCTCTGCACCTACTATACCATCAGCAGATAAATTATGCATAAGTTGAAACCTTATAACATGTTTTTCTGTTTGTCTTCCAAATATTCCGTCAGGTTTAATTAAAAGATTTTGTTGTAATGTCTTTACTTCTTGGCCTCTATCACCTTTTTTTAGCATCTTCATAATTACTCTGCACCTGCTGCCGCTTTTTCCATAGCTTCTTTAAAAGCTTTCTCATCTTCACTAGCCTCTCCTGCATTATCTTGTTGTGCTGCGGTTTGTGCCATAAACATTTGAGCTTGCAGTCTTTCAGCTCTTGCTTTGTCAATAGTAGCTAATAAATCCTCATATTCTGCTTGAACAGTAAGATGTGGAATATTATCTTTATAAAACTGTGTGATTTCTTCTCTACGCTTAGTAAGTTCTTCTTTACTTAGCTGAGGATCCTTGTTAGGATCTAAATTTTTTACGTCTGCCATTTTATTTGGTTTTAAAAATTAAACATATATGCAAACATACATAAATAGTTTAACTTAAAAAAGTTTAATGGCTTTTTTTTATTCCGTTGGAGGAAATAACGGATTATTTTCTAGTAAAGTAATCATTTCTACTACATCCGATTTGATATATGTTTTAAAATTGACGGCATAGTTTTCTACTGGCCAATTATCATCAGTAATAGTGTCACTGGCTGGTGTAATAAAAGGGGAACTATTACCTACCAGTTTATAGAACGTATATATTTGAGGATCACAGCATGGATCCTGTACTTGTTTAGTAAAACCTAATTCTATTAAATCTGCTTCTGTCATAATCTACCATTTTACTTTGTCTGCCCAATATGCTGCACTCATTTTACCTTTAGCTATATTTTTACCATGTCTAGCTTTAAAGCTCTTACGTCTAGCCTTTTGCTTTGCTGACTCACCGGCTTTAGGCTTACCTGCTGTCTTTACACCCTGTTGACCAAATCTAATTGTCTTTACTTTATCTCCCACCTTAGCTACCACTACGTGAGACTTCTTTGGGTGTGACGGAGTACGTTTAGGTTTATTATAACCTGATACCCCTGCTTTTGTTAGTCTACTATCTTTCTTTGCTGCCATTATCTTTTCTTTCCTTTATGCAATCCGTGAGATGCGTGTTGTTTACCTTTTTTAGTTGCAGCACGCTTCTTTTTATTAGCTGCAGCTAGCTTAGCCTTACCCTTTTTAGTGCTCTTTAACTTATCAATAGTTTTCTTTGGTGCATATACCTCACCTGTTTCAGAACTTTTCTTTCCTGATGCAGTTGTCCATTTCTGTTTGGTCCATCTAGTAAGACTTTTTTGTTGTTTTGTTTTTGCCATTATCTTGCAAATTACTTTTTACTTTTATATCCGCCTCCGTTTGCTTTATACCTTTTTGCAAGCATTTGAGCTTTACGTGCTGACCACTGTCCCGGTGCTCCTCCTTTACCTCCAGCCTTGATGGAATTAAATAACCTTTTACGCATTCCCGGTTTAGTATAGTTTCCAGAACTATTTACTGTGCTTTTCTTTTTTTTCTTTACTGCCATAACTAATTATTTATACATTCTGGATACGCCCTATTCATTATGTCTCTAATTTTAGCACACCTTTCATACTCTTCAATTTCTATATAGTACGCTAACATATTTTCAAATTCGGTTAGTTCAGGACCATTGTCAGGATCAAACGCCAGTACGGCCTCATGACCCTTCTTAAACTTCTTAATCATTAACTCTTCAAATGTTATCTGATTAGTTAATACTAGAAAAGAGTTCTCATATGCTGTCTCAAGTAGTATTGCATCTAATTGCATTTGTTCTATTTCACTCAGCCCGTGATCTTCTCCATTATTGTCATCCCATTGTCCCATATTCTATTATTTAAGTTACACTGCGTCTATAAGAACAATATACTAAATTCCCCCAACCTATAAAAACTTTTGACTCAGAACATAGCCCCCACCTGATTAAAAAAATTTTATATCCCCCCACCGGTCCTGGCAAAATTATGTATTTGGCATAGGTGAGACCCTATATAAAACTGCTCCCCGCCTAATGTTTGTGGTTGGGTCACCCCCCGTAATTATCCACACTTAATTAATTAACTTAATACTTTTACAAATGGTTTACTTTAGAAAACTAAACATCAATGAGTCTACTGGCTCAGCAACAATCATTGTGAGCTCTGCTCCAATGTCACAGAAACAAACTACACTTGCTGGTTTGTCTGTGGGAACAAGAACTCAAGGAAACATCTCCTTTGGTGTTCTTTCACTAATAGACCCTGAAACTAATCAGGTGATGCGTAGTGACCACCCTACAATCAAACAGCTTGGAGCTAAGTTGAATGTAGGTGATGAGCTACCTAACTTCAAACTGTCTGACCAAAAGGTTGTCAACCTACAGACTGGTGAGGAGAATGAGAACCTCTTCTGGGTTGAACAAGCCTAGATGAAGTACAGGGGTGTGTGTAACAGCACACCTCTTTTTTTTAACTAAAAGCTGGAGAGCGTACTCACTAAATTATGGAAAACAGATTGTACAAAATGCATCACAAGATAAAACTACAACTTGATGCTATCTGCCAAGAGGCAGGAGATATGAATGTAGAAGAGTTTATGAAAGTGTATGAATCACTTAAACAAAAGGCTACTAAACCTAAACTAACAGGCATTGACCGTAGATTCCAAGAAGATATGATTGATGCAGAGTTTAGTGAGATGGATATGATGGATGAATGGTAGTAAATAAAGGTGTGTGTAAAAGCACATCTTTTTTTAAACAACTGCTCCCTTCCCATAATATGTACTGGGAATGCATCCTGGGGAAGCAAGGCCTGCGGAGGCTACTGCTTAATACACCTACCAGAGGAGGTTCTACGGATGCACCAGTACTTTTTTTATTTTAACTGCTACTGGTCATACAATCTTATACCATCCATATAACTTTCACTGCTCCCTTCCTTTCTTATGCAAATATTTATTAATCATTAATTATAATTAAAATTATGGAAACAAATTCAGTTTATTTTAGAAAGCTCAATATCAATGAGTCAACAGGAAGTGCAACTATTATTGCATCAGATGTACCATTGATACAAAAAGCTACTACATTAGCAGGCGTTAATGTAGCAACAAGAACACAGAACAACATCACATTTGGCGTATTAAGCCTAATAGATCCAGAGACTGGACAAGTAATGCGTTCTGATCATCCAGTCATCAAACAGTTAAGTGCTAAACTTAATAGAGGTGATGAGATGAAAGGCTTCAAGCTATCTGATAATCCTGTGTTAAACCTAACAACAGGAGAAGAATCAGGTATGTTTTGGATAGAAGCAGTGTAAACCTGCAGTAAAAGGTAAAAACTCTACAGATCTGGTGTAACAACCAGGTTTGTAGTTGTTTTTTTTATTTAAATGTGTATAGCATTATAAATGTGAGGTCTCATACCCACAATATACCACCTTTTACCACTATCATAACTATCATAGCACATTAATATATTAATATAGCTAACATAAGAGCATAAACATTAAATTGGGTATGGTACGGAGATTGACAATTGATTTGCAAGTCATGCGTCCACGTTTATCATCACTCTTATGCTAGCTTATATTACAAGAGTAACTATTACACTCAACAATACTACATGGGTAATGTCTGTCTCTTCCTCTATAGGATAATAGACATAGTACCCGGAATCTTATTAATCAAATGTCTAAATTAAATAAACAATTATGAAAATTTCATCAGTAAAGGTTTTAAGATCAGCAGCTGGATATTACATAGGTCGTACAGAGAATGGTATGCCTTATGATAGACAGTCACGTTATCATAAAACTAAGCAAGAAGCAGAACACACATTAAAAGTAATCAAACATAACCAGGAGAGAGAATATATATCGTATTGTAATCTCCATAATAATTAATCTTATGAAATATATATCAATATTCTTTCTCTTAGTATCTATAATGAGCTGTGAAAAAGAGCCTCTTGAAATAGTAGAGGTACAACAACCGCCTGTTGATACACTCACAGTGTATGCTGTGAATGTGGAATCATATGTATGGGATAGTGTTAATAATACTACAATCATAAATTATAAGTATTATGCATGGGATAGCTTTGATATGCCAGTATATATGCTAGCATGGTTTGCAACAAACCCACCAACTGATACACAAAGTGATTGGTTAGAGTGGGCTATGGACACATCAAATACAAATCCGGATTACTTTATATATACTACATCAAATTACTATATGAGTCTATATGATGTATCATATTGGAATGGAGACTATGAGTATAATCAGTTAGACTTATCAGATCTAATAATCAACGGTGATTCAATCGTACCATTATAAAAACAAATTAATTAATCAATAAACAATTAGAAATTATGAAACATTTATTCAGGTCATTATTAAAATTATTATTCGTAGTAGTACTACCTATATTATTTATAGTAGGAGCATACATGATACTAACCATGTATGAGACATCCGCAGTTATACTTATAACTTTACTGTTAGTGGGCATAGCAATAGTAGCTAACTCTGTTGTGTATTTAGTCTTTATGTCCAAGGTAAGAATGTTACCTAAAGCATCTATAGAAATAGTACCAATATTTGGATTTGCATTTGGTGTAGATCCTCATCACAAGATTGATGAAATCTCTTGGTTGATGCTATTACCGTTTGTATCAATAGAATTTACATCAAAAAAGTGAACCACAGTTCATACAAACAGTACCAGTAGTTAGTTATATATAATATATACTACTGTAGTTAGGCCTTGTAGAATAAAATAATGAGTGGTGGGCAAAATGGATAGTAATAATACCTTTTATATAATTGTTTAGGGTTGCGTTACTATCCATACTTGTTACTCTAACTGCTCCCTTCCTCACTTATGGAATAAATTAAATAATAATCAATTAAAATAATCATGGCAAATCAATTTAAGATCAATGAGATCATAGTAAATAACATATTAAAAAATGTTTTAATACCAAACACACCGTGTAATAATGAACATATATTCAATATTATAATGAGAGAGTTACCAGATCATGCTAAAGAGATTATATTACATCTAAGTTTATCTAAAGATGAGTATAATACTGTTAGTATAGGTGATTTTGTAACATTAGAACCATTAAGTTACCACCCAGGATCAGAGTTTGAATGGGATATACTTGAAGATATGGGCCTAAGCCCAGGTAATGGAAGAGTATATGGTAAAGTCACAGGTGATTCATCATGGGGTAATGATAAGTTTAACCCATTTTATAGCTCTATCAAAGTAGATTTATTCTATCATGATAAACAAAAGAAGCTAAAAACATATGATCACCAAGTAAATCCATTAGATTTGACCAAGGTTAATGAGTCTGATATAAAATATTTTGATATATTAGATACAGACGTAGTTATAAATCAAGAGGAATTATTTCCAGAAGATAAAACAGATTAAAATGGCAGATATATCAATGGAGTTACTACAAAGTGAACAAAAAGCATGGCGTGCATTAGATAATGCATTAAACCGTGTAGATGGAAAGAATATGTCTTTTGGGAGATATATGAATAATAAGTATAATATGGGTAATGACACACTTGCTAATGAAGAAAGTGAGTCTTTGGCCGTACTTATACTATTAAAGGACCATGTCAAAGAAATCAGATAGATTTGGCATAGTTAAGTATAAAGTCTTGTCAGATCCCAATTTATCTATTCAAGCAAAAGGGTTATATAGTCTCATAGCATGTTATGCAGATAAAAACCGTGAAGCATATCCGTCTGCTTCAACACTTGCTGACTCAATGGATGTATCACAAAGATATGTCTTTAAGCTCTTAAAAGAGTTGAGACAGCATAATTACATAAAAAGAGTAAAAGGCAAACTAGTTATTATTTAAGTGATAGCTATATAAGTGCAGTTTATTTTTGAATTTAACTAATAATTTCTTATAATTAGTGAGCCAAGGTAAGTTATATTTATATCTTTGTTAATAGATATGATAGTACAACTACCCAATGGCCGTATAATTGAGTGCTCAGTAGAGCAATACCTCTCGTTAACTGATGATGAGGTAAAAGATCTTAATGGCTTAAGTTCAGCATACACAAAAGAAGTGGTTAATCCCTTTTATAATGCTTTCTCAGGTAAAACAGTAGTAGTAGACTATGAACTAGAGTTCATAGATGAAAATGAACCTGCATTAGATGAGATAGAAGCATATGAAAAGCTTGATGACCCATATTTTCATTCAGATGACGTGTAGTCATCACAAAATCAATTATTAATTTTTTAAAATCAAAAAAAATGCAAAGCAAAGTCAATGTATGTGCAGATGACATGGGTAATGTTATCAATCAATCAAAAAACAATTCAGAGTATGGTTATGTAAGACTGCAACAAGTTAGAGTTACATTTGGTAACAATGGCTGGGTTAAAAAGTCTAATGTATCAACGTTACTACAGGGTAAGGTAGAAGACTTACAATCCCTAAACTTTAAAGCAGGTGATGAAATAGCTGGTAAGATTGTTATCAAAGAACAATTAGATCCATTTAATTCTAATGATCCTGAAAGAGATTATAAATATGCAGGTGATACTGGTATAGTATGCTGTGTTGATGGTCAACCTATATATAGGAAAGCAATGTTTACAGCTGATACAACAGCTCAAGACGTGCTAATAGCTCACACTAATGGGCAAGACATCAAAGATGCTAATGGTACTAGCAGTGCAAAATCTAATTCTATAAGTGTACCTGCAGCTAGTGTAGAAGAAGCATTTGATATTAAAACAGAAGGTTTTGATAATTCTACAGTAGATGATGTAGATGATTTAGAAGAAAGCAATGATACTGAGACAGAAGAAGTTACTGATAAAGTAGAAGAACTTGTAGAAGAAGAGGCTGAAACCTTTGAACTATAAGAGTAGTTATTAATAATTTGTTTGGTTAAAAGGGGTTGTGTAAGTTTTTTAAGTAATTCTTATACAACCCTAATTAACTTTAACTACTCCCTTCCTCAAATATGAGGACAACCTTTTACTAATCAATAACAACTAAACAATTATGCTATCTCAGGAACAATTAGAACAACTTCAACAACAACAACAACTAGACAATCTTTCCAGAAGGGAAGAACGTTACAGCTACTTTGGTATATTAGCTGAATATCAGCTTCATCCGCCATCATTAGTAAACTCTTTAAGTTACACCAAGCTAAATCCGTATCAACATTTTTTGTTTAAACGTGTACTTCATGGCCTTAAGGTTTATAAACCTGAAGAAGTTAGGAAGCTACATTGGGACAAGAAACGTAGAATAACTAAGGTTTGGAAACGTGGACAGAGAGAGATAAATGCTTGGAAGCAAACTATTTGTAATAAGCGTGTAAATGCTTATCTTAGCAATACATTCAAGCATTCTCCATTAGCACAGTATATTGCAAATATACCGGCTAGTGAAGTATTAGATGATTACACTAACACTATGAGTTTCAAAGAGTTAGGTATGACTTATGAGGATGTAATATTAAAATTTATGTCTTTGGGATTACTCCCTAAAAACTATTTAGAACTAAAAAATGAGCATCAAAAAAGTCTCAAATAAAATGTCTAAACTGAATACTGCCTATTCTAAAAAGCGTAGGCAGTATTTAACAGACAAACCAATGTGTCATGCAAAGATCCATAAGTGTTCTTTGCAGGCTACTGATGTACATCATAAACATGGACGTGGCGTATACTACTTGGATACATCTACATGGTTACCAGTTTGCAGAAACTGTCACATGTGGATAGAAGAACACCCAGCTGAAGCCTATGAATTAGGTTTCTCAGGCTCAAGATCATAACTTTATGGTCCTATAGCTCAACTGGATAGAGCAACAGCCTTCTAAGCTGTAGGTTCTAGGTTCAAATCCTAGTGGGATCACCAGGCCGGATGATGGAATTGGTAGACATGACAGACTTAAAATC